CCACTATATGTAATAGCAGCAATTGACGTAGATACTCCTGTAAAACTACTTGCAACGTTTGATGTTGTACATTGGAAAGAACCAGGCTTTCCATCATACCCTGCACTTGTGTTGGCTCCATTCGTAATATTGACAACTGTCATCGTACTTGCTGAAGCGTTGACATCAATAACATATCCTGTCGCACCATTTGCACCAGTAGCGTTTTGACTAACTGTAATATCATTAGTAATCGCAGCTGTATTAGATGTAAATGTAAATGTTTTTGCTTGAGTAACAGCAGCATCTGTGATTCTTGTGTGTCCAGCATCTTGGTTAGGGTCAGTCAACAAACCAATTTTACGGAAATCATTTGTTGTTGTAAATTTTCCTGACTCATCCTGTGTAAGTTTTGTGTTTATCATTATAAAGAAACCACCCAACTCTGCAACAGGGTCATATCCATGTCCACCTTTTGGGGGAAGAATGGTTGTAATAGCTGCACTAGATCCAGTTCCAAGTCCTTGTTGTTCTACTGACAAGGTTGCTGTCGTATAACTGTTACCACCACTTACTACTGTTACACCACCAACCGCATCCGTATCTGAACTATTCGCAGTCAAGATAACTTCAGCACCATGACCATCTCCGTTTATTTTTGCAAATGGAGCAACATTGGCAGTTATTGTTCCAGATAATGCAGGAACAGTTGCGTCCAAAGTAAGTGTAGCATTCGGTGAAGAATAACTCATATCAGTGATTTTTCTCACATAAGAAGCACCACTAAAAGTAAAATAAATTGAAGAGTTATTATAATAGTCTGTCGTTGTAAGAGTTGGATTGGCCATAGTGAGTGTTACGCTCTCACTGGAGTTTGTTATCGTCAGATTATTTTCAAAGTGATATCCAGTACCATCGGTATTGACAACAAAAACATCCAAAGCACCATCAACTGTATTGAATTCGATTGTCGCTTGGTCTGAACCATCATTTTTTGCTCCACTAGTACCCAATCCACCAGCACTCCCTGTATTTCCGTATGCGTTAGCATCTCGTAATTGTTTTACAGGAATATAACTCGATGTCACAAACTTCAGAGCATCGGATGCGGAAATGGAATACATATACTTCCAAATATAACCATCAGCAAGTGCGGCAGGAGCTCCAGCATCAGTAGATACTGCTGTTGGTTCGACTGTCGAAACTTGTGGATAATTTGTACCACTTATTTCTACTTCTGCGTTATAAAGACACTTGTAAACATTGAAGTTGGTATTCATTACATACATTGGATACAAACTTGCGGTAGCTGTTCCAGTTCCAGATGTATTTGCTAATGTCTGTGATGTTCTCGTAGATAAAAGTTCACTTAAAACTCCAGTATCTTTGAACATCGAATAATGTTGACCAGTTGTCCAGTTATGTCGAGTAACAACGTGACTTACATCAGCTGAACCAACTTTTTTAGCAGCAATCATATCCTGCCAATGAGAATATGATGTATTTGATGTTGAGTCAGAGGAAGGACTTGTATTTGTGCTTGGGTCTGGTATTGAGGTATCACTAAAAGACCCCGACCACGAATCAGATTTTCCAATGAAAAGATATGCGTTTGTTGAAAAAGCCGTAGAAACAGCAGTATTAGAAGTAGCTGTTCCTCCAATTAAAGCTCCCTCATCAAACATTTCAAAAAATTGTCGAGAGTTATGTATTCTAAAATTCTGTGTTACTAATGCAGGCACGGCTGATTCTCCTTGAGATTTCTATGTTCTGATATATTTATACCGAAACTCTTTGGTCTATTTGATGTCTGTGAAAAAGGAATCCATTATTATTTTCATAAGGAACACCTTTATAACTAAATGGTTTTTCTAAATGTATTAACTGTCGTGTAGTATCTGACTCGTTGACTGTAACAATCGAATCTTCAGTCATTATTCTGTCACCAGCGTCTGATGTTCCGTCTGTGCTGTCTAAAACAATATTGTCAGTAACATTATCTTCATCTGATATGTACTTGGCACCAATCGTTACAAATTCAGAATCAGTAATGATAATCTCATCACCAGCAGCAGTTGTATTAATATCTATCTTTTCCAATTCTATTAATATTGTTCCTATATTTGATACGGTTCCACTATAAGATGCATCCGTTGCAGGTAAACTGTCATCAAGTAGTAATGCTTCACCAGCATTAGCAGTTCCGTCTGTACTATCTAGGATGATCTGACTTTCGATTTCTAAAAATCTAGGTCTGGTTACTAAAGTATCACCAGCGGAAAATGAACTACTAAAATCAGCAGGTGCAGTAAACTCATATTCGTGTATTTGATAATCCCCAAACTCTCCAATATATTCATTTCTCATCAAACCACGAAATGGATCGATTCCACTTGATATTTCTTTTCCTTGACGGAATAGTTTTCCATTTGTTGTGATAGTTTCATTGGATATATCAAAATCTATGTTAGTTCTATCATCCGGTAATCCTGCTTCACTTAAAGTAAACTCTAATCCTTCTTCTGTTTTAATTAATCCAGTGTTAGAATATTCACCTTGATATTTTGAATCACTATCTGATATTCCATCTTCCTGCAATGCAAATCCACCATCTTCTAAGATAATATTTGCTTCGGATTCTGCATCTGTTACTTTGAAAAGTGTGCCATTTATATCTTCTAAATTATTTCCAATAAAATCATCTAGATAAATCTCATCATTATCATGAAGGAAATGTTGTTCGGATGTTGTTATTTTGGTTCTAGCTTCTTCTGCGAGCATATAATCACCTGTCTCATTAAGAACTGCACCATCTTCAGCATAAGTCTCTAGGTATAAGTATTTTTCGACTTCAATGTTACTTATATCTTTGACCGACATAAGAGAGAAAAATTCTGCGGGATTTCCAGAAGTTTGTAAAAGTTTATTCAGAAGTTCTATTACACTCTCAATAGATTCCGCTTCTATTCTGAGTCTACCAAAGTTTGAATGTTCTCCTACACCATAATCAACAGAAGAAACTGGAATACCGTCTTCAAGTAATATTGTTCCTTCTAGTGAGTCTTCTAATCTCATAGCAGGAACACCCAATGTCAATTGAATCTCGGTAGGTGATACTTTGAATTCAATTTCTATATTGAGTTCAGTAGTAACTTGAGTTTTAAGATCATCGAGAACAAAACTGATAAACTGCTGTCCCATCTCTCGATATATCGCTTTACCATCATCATCAATCGAATTGATATCATTAGCACCTCTATCAAACATTTGTGAGTTTAATAGAGTTACAATCGCAACTTCACCGAATAATTTAAATCCAGCAGGGTGAAGAAGTTTCAACACATCTTCTTGCCAAACATCAATCGAATCTGTTGTTTGCAGAACGTAAGAATAATCTTGATAATAATTGTTATCTTGAACTTTTTTTCTAGAACTTGGTTGACCAGATTGATCAGCAAACACACCTTCTTTAGTCTTTGTTGGTGTAATCACAGGAGTCAATGTTGCTTGAGTGGATTGAACTGGTGCTGTCACAGAAGGATCAGTGAGATAACCATGTCCATATTCACTCACGGTAACCGCGGTGACAGTTCCACCCAATGTTCCAATTGAGATTGAAGCATTGTTTCCGAGAAAACCACCATTTACTGTGTCTACTTCACCCCTATCAGTATAATAAGAGTTTTGTATAGTTGCAGTTGGTGTTGATTCATATCCACTACCATGAGATGTGATAGCAATAGTATTGATTGTTCCAAAAGTTTGTTGTTCAAGTGTCATCGCACTCTTCATAGGAGTGTTCGCATTTGAAATGAGAGTTACTGCACCTTCTGTAGTTCCAGTTCCAGAAGTGGTAATAGTGAACACACTTGAATTAGCTACTGTTGTAGGAGTGAAAACTGCCCCATCATCACCAGTTCCAGAAATTGTTCCAGAAGTAAAATCGTGTGTGATAGACAAACCAGATATAGTAGAATTTAGAGCAGTTCCTCCATCTACATCAATATTGACATCTTCGCTGTTTATTCTACCCTCTCCCGAAATGGATGCACTATAAAGTGCCGAGTCTTCTGGAATTCCATCATCTTGAATCAATTCTCCTGTTCCTGTAGCGGTTTCTAGTTCTATTTGACCTATTCCATTTGGATTGATAAGATAGACAGTATTTCCATTTGAGAATGTTCCAAGAGTAGAATGACCAAAGACAGTTTTAGTCGAACTTTCGTAACGAGTAATGGTGAATTGTTTAGATGTGGAACCAAATGTTGCGTTGTCAGTTAGCATATCATCTTCTACTGGGTCAGAACTAAAATCATTGTTGATAGTAAAAAATTGATATACATTATGACCAGCACCAATAGTATTAGTTACAGTTGTTCCTGTTCTAGAATACGTTCCACTCAAAGCAATTAATCCAGCAGCTGCAGTTGTATAGTTAGCATCATCAAAGTCAACATCGGATGAAGGGTTGGTAATTGTTTGGTCAAAAACCACCACATTAGTAGCACCAGAAATCGCCGCTCCAGTTGAATCGAATAGAAAAAGAAAATCTCCGTTTACTATTGCACCAAGTGCAGTATTTTCTCTCGACCTGTCATATGTTCTCATTTCAGAATTATCGATAGAAATAATTTCTCCGACCTTTGTTGCATCAGCAAAAGTAGCGTCGTTTGCTACAAGATAACCAGAAACAACCGCGACTCCAAATGGTACTTCTTCGGTTACTCCTGTTATATTGAAAGTTTTTGTCTGGACTGCTTCAAACAATTGTGTAGTGAGAAGTTCAACTTGATAAGTATCTCTAACTGTTGCAACTACTGCTTCTGCCGTAACCTCAACGTTAGTATCAGTATTATCAAATGTAAATGCATCATCTAACTGAAAACCATTACCACCATCTGTTATGGGCATCAATGTTACTTGGTCACCAGTAGTGGCCGTAACTGTAGCAGCTCCACCAAATCCAACAAGAGAGGCACCCTCTTCATTATTCAGTATTCCTTCAGCCGAGGAATCACCAGTATAAGAGATTCTTGTTTCTGGTAAACCATCTTCCTGTAACAGAAAACCCTGAAATCCTGTAATTGCGAGGTCTTCCAATTCCATATGAGTAGTATCAGAAACTATTGTGATGGAATCACCTATATCATATCCAGTTCCACCGTCAGTAATTTCTATATCGGTCAACATACCTAGAATAATTGCCGACAGAGTATCACCCGAAACTAGGGTAGCTGAAAAAGTTTCTCCAATTGTAAAAGCCCCCGATTCATTTGTCAACACCAATTCTATAAGAGGAATAGTTCCAAGTTTTCTTGTGGTAACATTTGAAACGAAAGCTGTTGAGCCAGAGATCAATCCAGTAATCGTAAGACCGTTGAAGTTCAAATAATCAGCATCATAATCCAACTGTAGTATTGTATCTTGATTCCAAATCCCATCGGATACTTTGAGTAAATCTGTTTTGGGATAATAGAAATCAAGACTTTCCTGAGCATATAATGCACGGAAAAGTGTCTGAAAAGATTTTTCACTTCCCTTTGACCTATAAAACTCCTTGAGATGCTTGATGAAATATTTTAGATCTACACTAGCATCATCTCTAATATTAGGATATAGTTCTTTTTTGAACGCTTTGAGAAGACCAGATGAAGTTTCATCTGAATTGATTAGGTCTTTGAATGTCTTTGTTGCGTTGAGTGGTTTTCTACTAATACTTGTGATTGTTCCATAAGCTGCAGAGGTACTTCCAATTATAATTTCATCCGCGGCAAAATTACCATCATTGGTTGGCTCGATGAAAACTTTATTAATTCCAGTAAACGCTCCGTTTGCTTTGATTGTTCCTACTGTACCAGAAGTTTGACCAGTGACAGTTTCACCTATAGTAAATGTACTCCCATAGGTTGTTGAACCAATGGTAACAACCGAATAATATACGCAAAGAGTTTCCATAAATTCATAGTAATACTCCATGAACTTTTGGTATAGTGGAAAATCTTCACCTATAAAAGAAGGTAACTGATTTTGTACCTGAGATACTGCTTTTGCTGTTACTTTTGCTGACATAAGTTAGTAAGTAGTTGATGAACCAGTTGATGTGCCGGTAGTTGTTGATGATGTTGTTTCTGTAGCTGTAGTCGTTCCAGTACTTGCATCATTCTGCATTGTGATAGAAATGTTTGTATTGGCAATTTCAAAAATCTGATTTCTAATCGGTGTCAAATCATTCTGTGCTGGTGTAATAGTAAAATCCAATGTCGCACCCACATACGAATCTGGTTTGAATGAACTAATTGAAATATTTCCATTTGAATATGCAACTGTTCCAGCAGTATTAGAAAGAATAACCTTATCCGACCCTGAAAGATAGAATATTCTCAGTGTTCCGTCCAAATCATCTATAAAACAAGATGTATAGGATGTTCCTGCTGCATCGGTAAATGCGAAGGCGGAAGAGGTCACAGCACCTTCGTAAGTTGCGGAAGGATTAAATATTGGATTGTTGAAACTTATGGTATACGCATTATTTGCTGTTGTTGATGGTTCTAATCCCTTTTTAGCGGTTAGAGTAGTCAGGTTACTAATGACCGATGTTTCCGTATTGTCTATCAAAGTCGAAAGAGTGGAGTATCTAAAAGCAGCTCCAAACTTGAGTAAATTATTTGTCTTGTAGTCCTGAATGGTATCGATGACCAATTCTGCTACAGCACCAGATGCTAACGATGTTAGTCGAGAATCATATTTTACAGTTGTAGTAAAAATCAAGTCAATGATATCTGGATCAACAACTTCTGGTGTTATCGAAACCATATTGTAACTTGATACTGCAGCCTTAATCAGTCCAATCTGTGAAGTAGAAAGAGATGATGCTCCAGTTGGTTTTGCTGAAATAAAAACTTTTCCGTAAGCAGGAGTAGCATTATCCTGACCACCCCAAACAGAAACACTATCCAAACCTGAAACATTTCCTTCTACGATTTTCTTGTAATCATCTGTTGTCACCGCACGATTTTGTGTTTCGTATGTTTTTGGTGCGTTAAACTTGATACTCTCTACGGTTTCTTTATCCGAACCACCAGCAGCTGCATTTGATGTTACGACCGAAACAGTTGAGTATCCGCCCACAGTCCCTGCAGCAGTAAAGGTGTTCGCACCATTTACGTCACCCCCCTCTGATATCAGTGCTTCAAGAAGAACTATATTTCCTGTAACTGGTTTTCTTCCCAGCACACCATCTCCAAATTCCACTCTAAACTGTCCATCAGTACTTTCATTCAAAAAATAAACATTGGATGTGGAGTTGATGGTTGTTATATCTGTTGCTTTTGTATAAGCGGACACATTAGTATCGGCCGCTGACTCTTGTATAGTAACAGTCAATGTATCAGTATCGGTATTCGCATTTGGAAGTAAAAACTTCTGGTCAGTATTTGCTGTATTGGCAGTATATCTAAACGTCAACGGAATCCCCTGAACCAATTCTACTCCAGATGCAACATAAGCACCAGCATCAGCAACTACTGTAGATGAACCAGAAGTACAGAATACATAAGAAGTTCCATTTACAGAAGAAGTAAATTGTGTGAACTTGTCGATTGTAACTGTTGCTGGTGCATCGTCTGGTGTGACTGTGATAGACACATTTGCTTTTGCACCAGTTGTTGATTGTGGTGTATATCCCAACATAGACGCTTTAGACACTACCGAATCTCTCAGTTGAGCAGAATCCAAAAAGGATTCACTTGCGAGCATATTGACATAGTATGCGTTATAATAAGTGTTGTATGCTAATACGTCTAACATGACAGAGATTGCAGAACCACCGAAATCATGGTCTGTAAATTCTGACTGTGAACCAAAATAATCTTTTAGATTATTCTTAATTGTATCGAAATCAAGTTCTGCAATATTAAGTTTTTGTATTTCTGCCATGTATTTCTCTTATGGTCTCGTAAAGACGGTTTCTAATTTTTGAGGTTGTGCTTCTGATGACACATTAAATAAAACGGAAACAACATATCGATTCTTTTCTTCCTGTGCTTCTACGGTGACACCTATCACTTGAGCTCTAGGTTCGTGTCTTTCTACGGCTTCCAACACTTCAATTTTAATTCTTTCTACTGTAATCGGATTCATTTGTTCAAACAACAATGCCCGAAGGTTTGACCCGAAATTTGGTTGAAACAATCTTTCATTGAAGTTTGTTTTTAAAATAGAAACAATAGCTCCTTTGACTGCATCTCCGCCAGATTTTTTACCCATATCCCCACTCATGGGGTTAGCGAACATACTGAACGCCATATCTTTATAAGTTCTCTTTGAAATAGACATAGTACCTTTATTTATTAGAATTAATCAAACACCTAATAATGTCAACAATGGGTCAATAGCAGCAGCTCCACCCATCATCATAAACCCAACTGAAAAATCTAAACTATTTGGTGGAGCATTTGATGAATTTTGTAACGCATCTTTGATAGCATTATTTCCACCAGATGTAGATGGAATAGCCAGAGAAAAAACACCTGCATCGGGCATTCCTTGAGTGAATAATGCCAATACTGCTTGTATGACTTTAACAAGTTCTTCCAATTCTTTAATTATCGCATCCAAAAATTTGAATAATCTTTCAATAGTTTCCAGAGCTCCTGCTGCAAAAGATCTCAACCCATCAGTAAACCTCTTAATTCCCTTGAAAAGCAGTTCCATTTCCTTTATCAATTCTCCTAGCTGATAACCCTGAAAATTTGGTGGTGGAGCAAAAGGTGCTATAGCATTTGACCTAAGAACTTCTCCCTGAACGTGATTTTTAGTCGAAAATCTCCCACGGCCAGGTTGAGCAGAAGGGCCATGTTCTTCTATAACACTTTCCGTGGAAACAATGTTCAACAAATATTGTCCAGCCGGTCTTTCAACTTTCGCGACTGCAGATGCTTCTGAATTATTCAAATTTTTCATATATTTGAATGAAATTCTTTCGGGTTGCTTTATTGGCAATCCTGTATTATTATCAATCTTGGTTTCCTGTTTTACAACATATTGCACTTTTTGCAATATTTTCCCATTACTAAATAAATCGAAAGCATCTTTATCAAATCCACTCATACAATTGATTAATAGTTTCTGAGTTACATAAGG